TCAAATTGATGAGAAACACAAATTTTAGTTATAATGTTCGATGTGTTGCAAAACGTCAAACTAAAGAAATGTCTCGAAATTTATATATACTACCGCTCGAAAACTATTACAACTACATGCGCGAACGCCAACTGTGTACGTACGAAGATAGCAATTATTTGTCATTTTTTGATTTCGTAAAACACGTACAGACGCAATTCGCTTTCAATAGTGATAAATTTTTCAAAATATCGTTGACGCTCAAAGAATGGCAGAAGAAGACACCAGAGAGCGTTATGACTGCGTCACAAGAAGCGACATGTACGCGTTCATGCGCGAAGTGATAAACAAACAAAAGTATGAACACCAGACGTCCGGCATAACCAGCCATATTATGGATCATCGCTTTGACCAGATGCGGCAATATATAGAAGCGCACTTGACCGGAGCTGTCATAAATTTTAAACGCCATCAGCGAAAACATCTCTCGCGACACAAGTCAAGGATACTAAATATATTTAAATTAAATAATTGTTTATTTCAAGAATATAATGGCTCAATTAAAAAATATGGTGGCTGCGGCGTCAACGGACATGACGACGGATCTCGAAAACTGCATTTACAACAAGACAGACATGCCAACGCTCAACTCGTTGATTGCACTTTGCAGGAAAAAGAAAAGTTTTTACAAGATTGACGTAACATTGATGCCCGTCGACATGAAGAAGACGACACGTGTGCCACTGCTTATCGTCAACAATTGGATACATTTTAACCAAGTGGTGTCCAAAATTAAGCAGGCTCATTGGATCAACTCCAACACATTATGGAACGAGGTGAAGAAGCGTAATTTGACACTACTTAAAGTATTTGAACAGACGGACGCCATTATCACCAACATCAAGGCGGATCCGAATTTGACATATATCGAAGGCACAGGTCTACTCAACATCAATGAAGAAACTTTGAGCATCAACAACAAACGCAGCCAGATTTACTTGGAGTGCGTGAAAATTATCATTGACACGTACAACAATGACAAGGCTCCCGACAGCGAGATTTATAACGAGACACTCACCAAAGAATTGATTGAGTCTGCTGTGCGAGAATTTAAAACGTTTGTATCAGATGAACAAGTACATAAAAAGTCTGAATCGTCGTCGACGCCACCTATCGAGAAACCCAAGAAGAATAAATTATCTGTCGCCGCTGCTGTGGCTGCCATCGAATCTAATAAACCCAAAATTATCAAGAGGAGAAAAACTATTGACGAAAGGAAACAACAGCCAGCCAAGAAGCGTATAAACTCCAAAGCTATGATTAGTGATCACGACAGTGATAACAGTGTTATGTCTGAATAAATATAATATATATAAATTATTCTTTGGTTTCAAGATTTAATTCCCTAATAGGTAGGATACTAGGCTAAAGATTTAATTCCCTAATAGGTAGGATACTAGGCTAATTGATTAATATAAGTGAGAATTGTAGAAGCCTTCACAATGCAAATTTTTGTTAAAACACTAACGGGCAAAAGCATCACTCTAGATGTCGAACCCACGGACACTATCGATAGTGTCAAGAGTAAAATTACAGACAAGGAAGGTGTGCCACCAGAACAGCAAAGACTGATATTTTCTGGTAAGCAACTAGAAGACTCTATGACGATTAGCGATTACAATATTCAAAAAGAGTCTACTATACATTTGGTGTTGCGCTTACGAGGAGGCTGTTAGACTTACAATTTTAACTAATCACTACATTTTTTTTTGGTTGAAATAAAACAAGCATTATATACAGACAGTATTTATTCACAAGGTTCCTAATACCAACCTACGATAGGTTCTATAGTCCTTCAATTGAGGCAATAACACTGTACGTAAATAATCACCAAACTGTTGATCGTCTTCAAATGAATCAACATATAACACTACACATCTCATGTCGTACATAATCGCACCATCATACACAACACTAAAAGTTTGAGCAAATAACTGCGATTTACACAAAAAGAAGGCCACATCGCTGGCACACGACGACACGATACTCTCAAGTTGACTATGATAAAAATAAAAATCTTCTGTTACGTCGTCGTACAAGACGGTCACTGGTTTATTATTGAAATAATATTGGGGCAACATGATGTGTGTGCTCTCAGACAGTACAAGACATAATGAAGCTACTTAGTTAAAAAAAGACGCTGCCGATACACGACAGGCATGCGGCATACGGCACAATTTGCCAAAGCAATACAGCAGTCGCCACAAAAGGTGTGGCCGCACGGTACGAACACGACCTCTTGCTCAGCGCTTAGACAAATTGCGCATTCGTATTTCGGTGACTCGGTGGGCGTTGATGATTGGACGACAGATGCTGTGGGGCGAATCACGCATTTTTCGCTTATGACTCTTTGTATGAAGTCATGGCCTTTTTTTAAACGAACATATTCGCACTTGCTAGAGTGGTAGGCATGTTCTTCCCAAGGCACATCATGTGTTTCCCAATGAGAAATGGATAGGCCGCAAAAGAAACAATGTGTTTGATCCGAGCGGTTCATATAAAAAAATCCCGCATTTGCCAAGTCCTTAGGCTGAACGGGTATAGATATCGGCCATTCGTTGAATGTTGCAAGACGTAATGCCTGTGTCGCAAACTCGCGATACTTGGGAAACTTTAATTCGTTAAATTCTTCAATCTCTAGATTTAATAGGTGCTCTAAACGTAACGCCTCCCCTTTGTCAATATTAGAAGCTTCGCCCGTGTATAATGGACAGTGCGACGAGTAGGATTCGTGATAATTTAGTATGTCTTCTGATACCATATCTTTATGAACAGTGAAGCATATCTTGCAAAAAGCGCAACGCACGTCTCGCGTATTCAAAACGTAATAATAGAAGCCGCATCTGACGAGTTCCGGCACCAACATGGGACCCGTCCAGTTTTTAAACGATTTCAGTCGCATATCGGTACATTGCATGATTTTGACAACTATATGGTCACTCATATTCTGAAACAAAAAATAAGTCTATGTATTAGTCGGTTCAACAACTCTATCAAGTACAACAAAATGGCTACACTCACGTCGGTCGACCTGCTCAACGCTTCTAAGTATGCTGTTAATCAGCATCGTCTTAAATTTATACCTAAATGGCGCGCTCGATTCCCAAACATTTTGATAGATTACGAGTTGCGCGTCGCCAACGACGACGATTACTACGTCTCGCCTATCATCGCGCCACGAGCCATAGTGACAAAACTGACTTTTAGCGAACGTGGATGCGCGAGTATGAGCTGTTATCCGTTTCACGAGACGGGTCCCATAGAGAACATTACGCCGTTCGGCTACACGCAAACGTCCGAAACTGCTCAGGCGTACGCTCAACCAGCGTGCTATAACTTGGACAGAGCACTGGCAATGCAAAAGGACAACGAAAACGAAGTACAAAGCGTCGAGTTGCGTTACGCGGCCAATAAATGCATCTTAGTAGATAGTCTTTCCAAGATGTACATGAACAGTCCCTACTTGCGAACCGACGAACATCTAATACAAGGCGTAGACGACGTGCCTGCATTCAATGTGCGACAAGACGACAACGGCTTGTTTCCCGAAAGATTTATCGGCGAATTTAACCAAGCCTACTGCCATCGTTTCGGACGCACGCTAATGAACGGCGGTTGTTCAATGCAATGGTGGGAGAGTTTGATAGGTTTCGTGTTGGGCGACACGATATACGTAACGTTTAAATTGTTGGCTAACAATGTATTCAGTCAGTTGCGCGAATATGATTACAGGCGTCCGTCGCCGCTCTTACCGCCTAAACCCGAAACCGATTCGAATAAAATTTTAGAAGAATGGCGTAATGTGCGTGACAGCACGCCTGATGTCACATTCGAAACACTATTTGCCGAATATGAGACGTTACGCGAGTTGGGTATCGATAACGATACAAAAATAATATATCGTGCCGACAACGGCTACACCACATCTCGTCTACTCAGAAGTGTGACATATAAATTTCGCACTCCTGTCTCTGCAACACGTAACGATACGCTAGATGATGAAACACTCGATCACATAATATCTCAATTTTTAGAGGATCATGCGCTCGTGTTCGGCATCTTGACTGACATAGGATTCGATATGCTACTAACACAATTCAAAACATTACTGAAACAAATCAATTCTAGCTTAATACCTGCGCTAAGACGTCTTCTATTGACCACATCACGTCGTGTCACAGCACGCATGTTGGGGGAAACGTACAAAGCGGCATTGGTGCACACGTTCAATCGGCTGGCACTCAAAACTATATCCGTAATGGCGAAAGCGTTGACACGCATGCTCATCTTGGCATCTAGCGTAATTGGCATTGTGTTAATATTATTGACTTTGAGCGATCTTGTATTGGCGTTATGGGACCCCTTCGGTTACAACAATATGTTTCCTCGCGAGTTTCCCATAGACATGTCGGACGCCTTCTTAACATCATACTTTGAATCGATGGGCGAGTCGTCACGCGACATGGTTGAATTTTTACCTGAATTTTTTTCAGACATGGTTGAGTCGGACGAAGAAATAATGGCGGACACGTTAGGCGACATATTGGATTATGTAGCGGCGCTTGAAATCAATTCAAACGGTCAAATGTTACAATTAAACGAGGGCGAAAAAATTGTTGATTTTGATGAGCTGTCTTTGGTTGGTGCTGCATTAGCGTCGAGTTCGTTATACACGAGACTTGATTTTTTGCAACATACGGCGCGACATAACGCGATACTAGAACAAAGTAGCACACATGTTACTTCGAACTACGTAATGTCGTTTCTATTGTTTGTAGGCGGTTTTATTATTTTGTGTATGCGGAATGACAATTACATCATGACTAGTTTATTTGTCATTATGTTATTGCTCGCATTGTATCTGCTTGTTAAAAACTCAATGTCATATTTTATTCAAATGCAAGCGCACGTAGGTCAAGATGAGACTCAATGGTGGCGTAATCTGTATACGGGTATTTAAACAGCTGGAGTTGCTGCAGGCACCGTAGGATCAACGGTCGGTGGGTCTACAGGCGGAATCACTGGATTCAGCGTGTCGATGATCTCCGTAACCTGTCCCTCAATAGTTGTAAGTTGAGCGGTTTGAGCGTCAAGTTTGGTGTTTAGTTCGCCTACATCAGGCAGATCGGCACGGAGAGCATCAATTTTAGCACTCACGTTAGCGATGTCCTGACGGATCACGAGGAAGATATTCGTACTCATTATGTCGATATTTGTAAATTTTAATATAAATAATATTAAAAACTTAACTATGTTCGACTAGAGGAAACCTGAGATGTAAATTAAGTACATTTCGTTCATTTTCGTATAAAATTACCTGTGTCGACACTCGTGATGTGTGAATAATTATACCTCGATTTTGAGACTTGGGTGTGTCGGCAAGGAACTTAATTAAATCCTCTTTGGATGCGAAACTTTTGTCTGCGTAATTAATAGGTAATGTTGAAGCACTCTTGAATTGGAGCGAGCAAATATTAGTAAAGTGCCCATTAGTTGTATTGAATCCAGACGATATCGGATATTTACAGTCGTCTGTGTGTTTAGTAATTATAGACACTATTTGCCCTGTACTATTGTATACTAACGATTTAGGTTTTAATTGTTTAGACGGCGAATAAATAAATCGTTGTTCGCCCATCACGACATCCATGCCGTCGTAATGATAATTTACGACGCGATCATGTTCGCTAACACCAAAAGCTTGCCCGTCGACAATGGCGATATTGTCATTATGCAGGCTCGATAAAACATTACGAGAATAAAACCCGATGTAGTGATGATGAGTATTTTTATATTGTATCTGCATGATGTCATCTACTATGTCGGACATGTTGCTATACGACTTATGAGATTGCGTAAGGTCACATAATCAAGTTTTACTTGATTGCGAGACCTTTCAACCTATTGATGAGTATAAAAAGGATGTTTTTCAATACATCTTCATCTTGTGATTGAATCTGTCAACCA